GGTCGCCTTTTTTACTAAAGCTAATATGGATATGTGCATCGTGGCGATTAACGCCAGAGTAAGACTTCCAAAACCAAAGTGACTTAGCTGAGGCAATCTTTCCGGCGAATATGACATAGGAGATTCGCTTGTCCTTCTTGGCGCATAGGCGTATTTGGTCGGCAAGATAAGCACCTGTGCTGGGGCGTGAGTCGAAGTCCTTATCCACATCAATAGCCCTGACGATTCCGTTAGACGGATCGGGATTGTGGTCACTCTTACGATTGGAGTGCTTGGCATCGCCTATCCAACCATCAGACTTTCTGTCGCGGTCAGGAAATGAATCATCAATCTGCTCACGAAGTTGTTGCCCTGCTTTACAGAGTAGAGGCTTCATTAAGACTCTTTAGATATTCTTGATAATCAGAGTTGCTTTCATCTAATGGGATGATTGTTATGGAGTCATCATCATTGTAACGAATGATGGAATTGCCTCTTTCGCTCTCAAAAGTTTCGTATCTCATTTTTATAACTCCGCGCTCATGTATAACTTGGCTGATGTGTTATTTGCAGTGAACAATGTTGCAGCACCAGCAGTAGCAGTAGAAGTTGATGCTGTTGGGCTAATGTTTATGCTTAATGGTGTTTGATTGTAAGTAGTCAAAGCAGTAACAGTTCGATAAGTGCTACCACCTTGCGTAATTCTGAAATCTCCAACTGCGCTAAAAGTCATGCTAGGTGTTCCTCTTAATTGAACAGGAAATCTAACTGGTACTTCTGCGACTGTTGAATTGTAGAAAACACCTGAACCGATTTGCATGCCGCCTTCGTAAGCACCATCACAAATTACTTGAAAATACCTTTGGCAAGCAGCCAATTCACCTTCAATATTTCCCGTTGCAGTTTGGAAGGCTGTGGCTGTTGAGCCATTTTCTACTTGTACGCCCCAAAAATCAATTGTTGCGTTTTGTACGCCAATAGAGTTTGTTCGGGAATTGAAATCACTTCCAGCACTTGTCCAAATAAAAAGTCCTAAGAAACTATTTGCTCCAATAGTTTTACCGCTTATAGAAGGAATGGCGATGGTTGTTGAAAATCTTTGCCAAGAAGTTGATAAAGTAAATGCTGACGATGCTTGGGTATTTACATCACCACTTCCACCAATTCCAAAAACTTGAATTATTTCTAATGAAACCTTCGGTGTTCCAGAATTTGCTTTTGCCCAAAATGAAACAGTCACAGTTTGACCTGCAAATGTACGAACATCTTCCATTCTTTGATTAAAAGCAGTATAAGCATTTGTGGCAGATTGACCTGTTGTTGCTATTCTTGCAAAGTTTGTTCCTTCATAACCTGAAACTGGTGCTGTTCCTGCTGTAAATGCTTGACTAGAATATGTATTTGTTCCTGAACTAAACTCCCAACGCCATCTATCAAATCCATAAGTCGCAGATGTTGATGTGCTAGTAAATGCTCTTGCATTTACACTAAAGTCACCGTTAATAATCTTGTTTTTGCCAGCAGCATAAGGCGCAGCAGTAATGTTGATTGTGCCATTAGTATCATTGACATCCGATGCGGAATAGACATCTCCATTTGCATAGGTCGTTTTTAGTGGAAGTCCGACAGCCATTAGCACACCTCTTTCATAGGGTCAATTCTAGTACATAACATCGAGTAAAGGCTCCTGCGTAGCAAAAGTGGTCACCCATGTGTTAGGGGTGATTGTGTGGGCTATGCCCTGAATCTGTAGCTTCTTTTGGATAGTTGATCCACCAGGTTGCTCATTGGTGATGTCTACTGTGTCAAAGAACTCCAGACTTAATCCTGCTGTAACACCTGCTGAGTAGTTAGGAGTAACCAAGTCTAAAGTAATTGTTTCAATGCGGATAGAAGTTTCTTTGCGGCTATCGACATAAGCAGTTGCTAGGGCTAGGGCATTGGCATCTGTCTGCATGAGCATATCTGTAGCTGTAATAGATCGTGTGAAGTATTGGGCAATAGATGTCGCATCTGAGTAAGTCTGTGCTGTGCCACCAATACGGGTCACAGTTGCCTTGTTTACGATTGTCTTGTCATCGAGTGCAAAGGTAATTCCTGCATAGTTAATTCCTGTGCCTGTTTGATTAAATACTGTAGGGCTAGCAGCTTGGGCATCTACTACGAATTGTCTGCCCTTAAAGGTTGCCACTCCGTTCTCGTTAATGTAGAACGCACCCTGCTCGGTGAACTCAGCAGTCTGGATGGCTTCTAGGACTGTGCGAGTTGTGCCGGGGTCTGCCACGCAAGTTGTAGCGCCTGTGCCAATGCTGGTAAAGGCAGGCGGCCAGGCAATCATTGTCAGGATAGATTGAACGCGCTGTGCAGTGGTCTGACCTGCTGTGCCACCTGTAACTGTTGTGACATTCGAGTTATACATTAAGCGGAAAGCGTCATAGCAGATAAACGTGCAATATCCTGTTTCTTGCCCTGTTGGATAGGTGTATCGAAACTCTGTGATATAGCCGCCGAATAGGCCATAGGTTACCCCGCCATAAATAGCAGATGCCTGTATTTTTCTCAGTGGCTGTAATAGCCCAAAGTAAGGACTAGCTGTGTTCTGTGGGTTAAAGTCACCATTAGGATCAACGATTCTGATAGTCGCTGACCCTGCCTCGTATTGATCTTGTAAAAGGTTGCGACCTCTACGAGTTGAGATGTTAAGAGTCTGTGAAGAAACATCGACGATTACAGGAATAGCAGAAGCAAGCTCAGCAAAGCCTAACTGTGAAGTACCCAAGATAAATGGATTACCGAATGATGCTCCGCCCGATAGATTTATCTTGACTGAAAGGGTTGCTGGTAATGCCATTAGTACGCCGTACTATAGTTAATCGGAATACCAGAAGCCTGATTATTGTAAATACCTTGAGTAATTGCTGACACTAAATCGCGCTCTGTTGTGACTGAGCCTTGAACAGTTAGATTGACTGTTGTGCCTATGCCCATTGCTCGAAGGGTATCGCGCTCACCGATGGCAAAAGAGCCTGCATTAAGTGGCGTATCTAATGCGCCATAGTTAGGTGGATTGATGCCGCCTGCATTCTCTGGCACTACACCGATTCCCATAGCGCGTAATGTGTCACGCTCTCCCATTGCAAATTGACCAAAGTTGAGGAAGCTGTTAAGTACCCCATAAGCCGCTTTGCCGAAATCTTCCATTGCAGTTGCAGCATTGAGTGTTGCCTTAATCTGTCCAGCGAGAGCCGCATCTTGATCCTTAATGGCAATCAAAGACTTTAGGCGCATCTTTGTTTCTTCATCTGTGGCTTGGTTAAGAGCTGCAAATAAATTGATTCGATCCACATCAAACTTTTTTTCTAACTCTTGAAGGGCTAACTGGTCGCCTGTAAGGGCTAACTTACGGGTTGTATTAGCGTTATCTATCTTAGAAAGTTCATTCTTGGACTTAGCCAATCTAAGGGCATCGGCATTGGCTTTATCGATTGCCTTGCGTTGTCCAGGTGATTGGGCAGGTGTGCCTGCTGAGCGAGCCTTTGCGGTTGCTCCAAAGGTGCTGAGATTTGGTAATTTGCCAACCAAGCCAAAGACATCGCCGATAAATGTATCTTGATAGACACCCTTCAATCTGTTGATTAAAGATGCAATTCCATAGGTTGCGTTACCAATACTTGTAGCCATGTTTTCAATGGCAGAAGTTGTCTTGCCAATGCCGTTAGCACCTGAAACTAAATTGATTGAATCAAGAAGGTCTTTGCCAATAATCTCTGCTGAATTAGCAAGTGCGACATTGAGCAAAGCAATCTGACCAGAATAACCCTGAACCGATGAAGCTGCTTGACCTGAGAACTTATCGTTAAGTTCGGCCATGATTTTATCCATGTCGCCAGATGCAAGAGTTGCTTTAGATAACCCTGCACCTAAACGGCTAAGCGCTGTGGTCTGCCCTGAAAAGCCTTTAGCCAATGCAGCAGAAACTGAACCTAAATCTTTGCCTGTAGCCGCGCTTATGTCTAATGCAAGTGCTAAACCTTTTTGGGATTTTGCTACATCACCAGATGCTGTAAGCAGAGTCTGAAAAGCAGGTCTTAGATCATCATCGAGTACGCCTGTGGTGCGCTGTAAGTCACCAATAAACTTTTCTACACCAATGGCAGCAAAAGCATTGCCTGTATTGGCTAGAGCAAGAGCAAGGGAACGAGCAGCTTTTTCGTCATCTGCAAAGGCTTTGATTGCTTTTTTGCTATAACTAATTAAAGCTGCTCCACCAAGCGCAAGTCCAAATGTTCCGGCTAGGTTTTTAACACTTTTGTTTAACTTGCCTACAGCACTTTCGGCTTGCTTAAATCCTTTGGCATCAAACTTAGAGCCTAAAAAAATCTCTGGTAATGCCATTAGGCTACTCTCCTAAGTGTTGTTTTTTTGCTTCTAGCCATGAACGCCGTTGTTGCTTTATCAATAGCCTTCATTGCTGCGCCTTCGGCTACGCCTTTTGATTCAGCCCATGCGCGATAGATTAAACGACCGCGACCTTTAAGGCTAGACACAATAGGCGGAAGATTGTTAATAAATTGCTCACCAGCTTTAGGATTGTTGGAGTGAGAATACTTTGATCCACGAGGCCCTTTAGGGCCAACCCATTGCTGACCTTGTGGGTTCTTTACGCCAGCTTGTTCATAAATAGCACCAGCAGCAGTTCTGTTGTAAATCTTTGCCATGCTAGTAAAACCATTTTTATTTCTCTTTGTAACGCCTGTAGAAAAGCCAATGCCCTTGCTTATTAAGGTTGCATTGTATTTAGGAAATGTTGCACCTTCTGATGAAGAATCTGTCCAGTTAGTCATGGCATTGCTTTCAACATATCCACGAGCTTTGCGAACAACAGGAGATAGTGCTTTACGCAATTCTGCTTTTAATTCTTTGTCTAAATCAGGAGCGAACTGGCGCAATGCTTTGCGTAGATCAGAGTTACCTCTTAGTTCTACGGCTGGCATTTGCTATCTCCTTTGCATCTTCCTGAAGAACTTTAAGTAAGTTTCTCAGCATTACTTCATCTATTTCTAAAAGTTGTTGTGGCGCGATCCCGAGTCTGACACTTAATTTAGCAATCAGATAGGTGATCGAGTCGCGCCCTAAGCCAAAGGGTCATCATCTAGTACCTCGACAGTTGTCAAGGTTTCAATGAATTGCTCTCCGAATGGCTTAACAGTTTCACCCGAACGGCGGATACATTCCCAGGCAAGCCAGAAGATATCGCTTTGCTTCTGATCTTCGATGAACGCCTTATGAAAGCCCTTCTTAGCGTAAATCTCAAAACCATACTGCACCAATGGAGTGATTGGGTATTCCCCAACTGATCCATCTGCCCTTGTTACTTTTAACTTTGCCATGCTTTGCCCCTTTGTTTAGTTGTTTAGAAAGTACCTGTTGTGGCTACTGCAACTGTTGAGTTAGCAGTAAATGTGATTGATTGTGTACCAATATCGCCAACAGCACCATTGATGTCTGTTGTGTTATTGACTAACAATGAAACTGTGTAAAGTGGGTTTGTAGCAGAAACTGCTGTTCCCTTTGTCTGTAGGAATACGCAGGTTACTGTTGTTCCCCATGCAGCTTGAAGTGTCGCAAGGACATTTGCTGATGCTGTGTCATTGAGGAAATCGATTGTTACAGTAGATGCTTCCAAGCCCTTTACGAACTTGTGTGAGTTGTCACCCATTGCTGTTACTTCGAGTTCATCAAATGAACGGTTGATTGTTACTGCTGTTACATGGTCGCTTAGATCAACGGTGTTAATCTTAACGCCGACATTGTTATTCAGAAATACAGCCATTAGGATTATTCCTCGTCTTTCTTAGTAGATGCTGGCTTTGGTGCTGGTGTGCTAACCTGCCCGATTTTCTTCAGGAAGGCTTCATTCTCTAGTTCCCATTCGGACATATTAACTCCAGGTGGTTAGAACGGATAGTGACATCTCGCAAGTAAGCAGGTCACCAGATGCCGCGTTCAGAACGCTTGGCTGGGTTACTGCTCCCACATTATAGGTTAATGCGGATGCTGCGAGTTTGTTGAACACACCCACTAGGGCATCTTCAATTCCATTTAGGTTGCCTTCATTATCAAACAAAGGCACAGTTATGATTATCTTAAAATTAGCAGTTGGAGCAATCGTGTTGTGTTGATTGTTGTTTGGCTCTAAATATGGATCAGAAGGGCTAACGATTACAGAGTTAGCAAGAATTGTGGCTGGTGGGAATGCAAATGTTTGCCACTTTGTGTTATCGACTAATGCTGTCGCAATCGTGGTTCTAAGAGTAGTGAGAGCAACTGGCATTATCCGACCATCGAACGCGGATCAAGTGCGTGAGCAATAAGTCCACGAACTCTAGCCAGGAGAGTGTTACCCATGCGATATGGGCTAGGAGTAAAGTCCGGTGATACGCCACCTGTGCTTGAAGTTTGGCGTGATTGCCAAATATCAACTGAAATTAAAAGAGCAGCTTCTTGGACTGCTGAATCGGCTGTCCAGTCTGTGTAGGTTTCTGCTGTGACTGTGCCAAATGGATCAATAGGGTGCTTAGGTTGCACAACTGTGTGAGTTGTTGTGACTGAAATTGAATATGTATTAACGGCTGTAATTGTTTTTGAGCCATTGTATTTAGTACCTGAGTTGGCAATTGTTACAGTCTGACCAACATAGAAAATATCTCGAACTGGAATATCAAAGTATAAAGTGCCTGTTCCAACAATGTTGCTGTGTGCTACTGGGAACCACTTAGGAGCCCAAAGCATAGGAAGAATGACGGCATCAGCTGCATCGCAAGTTTGTTGAAGGGTGGCATCAGCGTATAGCGAGCCAACACCTAGTGCTGAGCGAAGTTCTGCAACTGTGCAAAGTGACATTCCATATCCTTTCTAAAGACTGGGAGTGGAGCAAGGGCTGCGCCCCACTCCCAGCGACTTAGTGTGTTACTTATGCCTTGTTGTTCTTGAACGCACCAGCAGCAACCTTAGTTGCGATTGCACCGAAGCCGTAGTAACCGATAGTTACCTGACCTGCTGCTGTTGATTCTGCACGTAGGCGATATGTTGGTGACTCATACCATGTGTAAGCATCTGGGTTAACGACGAGGATTGTTCCATCGCCATCTCCGCCGTTTGTTGGATCAACGTATAGGTTGAGTCCTGCAACGTTGCCTGTAAGTGATGTAGGCGCTACTTGACCGCCTGCGTTCATTGGCTGTGATGCTGTGTAGATTGGGCGACCTGCATCGTTAAGTGACATGATGTTTGACCATTGTCCTGTAGATACAATCATGTTACGAGCGAATGGATTTGGAAGTCCTGCTGTAGCTCCATAAACAGAAGCTGAACCGCGTGCAACAATTCCTAGAAGCTCTGCGGCTGTTGGGTATGTTGCAACTGTTGTGGCATCAAGTGAAGCACCTGAAATAAGTGCTGCGTTAACTGCTGAGTTTGTTGCCTTAGCATAAGCAGCAGCCATGTTGCGAACGAGTTCATCGAAGAACGCTGGAGATGTACGATCTAGCAATTCAACAGAGAATGTCTGTTGTCCTGCATACTTCTGTACTGTTACAGATAGGAAAGATGAGTTCTGATCTGTGTCGCTAAATGCGTCACCTTCTGGCTCAATAGCAACTGTTGGCATCTGTGTAATCTTTGGGATTTCAAATGTCATACCTGCATCAGGAAGCACTCCGCGAGAGATTGCATCGATTGATGGGCGAATTGTTGTTCCGAGTGGGTTGATGATTTCAGACAATTGGCGTGTTGGTACTAGACCTGCGTTGTCTGATGTGTCTGCTGCTGCAAGTAGGTATTGACGAGCTGACTCATCACCTAGTGCTGCGCGGATTGTGTTCTCTGCATACTTAGCAGCTGTTACTTCAATGCGTGGCTTTGTGTAAGCCATTGCTGTTACAGTTGGGCGAGCAGCTTCAACCGCTGGTGCTTCAACTGGTGTTGCTTCGACGGCTGGAGTGGTATTTTCCACGTTGGCTATCTCGCTTTCTGTTGGTTGGGTTGTTTCTTCTACGGCAGATTCTTCCGCCGCTATATCAGTAACTTGGGCAGACTTAAAGGCTGGCTCTGTTACTAAACTTACTTCGACCAAACGAGCAGCGGACACGTAAGTCACGCCATCCTTGATCTTGGACTTTAGAACTTCAGCGCCGATGCTGAGTCCTGATTGCAATCCTTCTTCTGCAAGGATTAAAGCTTCTGTTCCGCGTTGTGAACGGCTAATTGAGAATACTGCGTTAATCGCATCATCTGATTCTGAGAAACTTACTGCGCGGCCTAAAGGGCGCTTGACATCATGCTGGCTTAGCAGCTTAATTGACTTAGGCTCTGGAATCTCGATTGATCCTGACTCAAAGATTACCTTGCCATAATTTGTCGAACCTGCCTCAACGTTCAATGGCACAATCTTGCCAGAGATGGTGCGGCTAGCGGAATCTGCTGTGAGTTCAGCTGTAAGGGTTACGATTTGTGTCATTCCATACCATTGCTTCCATTAGGTGTTAGGTCTGTCATTTCCATTGCTTGTTCTGTTGTAATAAGTCCAAGCGATAGCAATTTTTCAATAACTAGAAGTTCAGCGAGTGGATCAGTGCGCAAGAAGGTCTTATCAATATCAAACTTGACCACATGACCCCGAGCAGTAATGTCATCCATAGATAGACGATCTTCAATCGCTGTAATGAATGGTTGCAAGGATAGGCTGAGGAATTGTTTGCGCTCATCTTGGACGTTGGAGTACGTCATACTGTTATTCATTTCCGCGCTGACATAATAAGCCGGTACATTGCAAAGGCGAGCAATCTCAGTAGCAAGATTCTGGATTGCTTCGTTATACATCATCTCTTTTGGTGAGAATGAAACTGGTGTGTACTCAAGGGTAGAAGTTAAGTAAGCAGTCGAACGATTATTGCGAGCGTTCTTCCATGCAGCTAGTAATCCTTGAACTTCTTTAGGATCAAGGTCTGCTCCATTGTTCTTAATGTAGCCAGTAGCCATTGGAGTACCTGCTGCAATAGCAGCGGCTTTCTGTACATCGATTGCAGCGCGGATTGTTGAAGCTCCGCTGTTAAGGATTCCATCGTTTAATGATTGGAAGGTAACGAGAGAGCCCAAACCATCCATGGGTAAAGTTGTTCCATCAACTGCGTAAGATTTGACAAAAACATTATCTTTATCAAGTGTTGCAGTTACGCGAGAGTTAGCAATCCATTCAAAGCGTGAAGGGCGACCATCTTCGTTATAGACTTCAACAACTTTCCAAAAGGCTTGTCCGTAGAATAATAATGAATCGACAGTCCAGGCAATTGTTACTGATCGTGGCTGTGAGTAAGAAGGTTGCTCCATCCATAATGGTGAGCCAATCTCTTCATTTGTAGATTTGCGATACAACTCGAGTGGGATCGCGCCGATAGTTCCGGCTAATAAGTTGCGGCAGCGTTGCAACGCTGGAATTGAAATAGCTTCTGTTCTGCCAACATAGGCAAATTGAAACGGCATTGCATACGGCGAGTATTCGCCTAAGACTTGGGGTGCTGACTGTGCTTCGAGTAAAGGTTTATTTTGTAGTCCGAATGTTTGCAGTAAGCGACCCATGTAGACATCTTACCATACTTTGTCTAATTCATGACAATTTAGGGTGTTTGTGTCTAGGCAATAATTTGTGGCTTAGGTGCTGGAAGCATCAGCTTCGATACAACCATTGCAAGGCCAATAGGTGCTGAGATGTCACCAGCTGACTTTCTTTTGATAATTCGCCAAGCAGAGTCATTGACCTTAGCTGCACAGTTATTCATCTGCTGGATCAATTCTGCCTGTCCATTGTGGACTACTCGATGATTGACTAAGCCCTCTAATAAGTCACCACAGGCTTTGTAGAACTGCTGGCCTGACACATCCTCTGTCATTACACCAGCCTGAGATAATCTGTCTGCAATCGTTTGTGTGGCGTATTTGTCAAAGCAGACTAATCGAGGTTTGTAAATGTCGCACCAGGCTTTAATGCTGGCTGCCATCTTTAATTCATCGATTGCCATCTGAGAGCTGTAGGTTTCTAGGATTCCTATGCCGATTCGACCATCGGGCAATAATTGACCTGCGACCAGCGATCCATTACGCCTTGACGGACTGACATCGAATGCAAAGACTGTATAAGCGCCCACAGACATTTCAAGTGTGTTGTCTGAGGTTTCTTCCAAGACTCCATGCGGCCAGGGCGATTGAAGGCTGTCAATCCATTGGCAAAGCGTTTCTGTGCGAGTCTGCTCGATTGGGTTTGTCGCTATTGCTTCTTCAATCGATTCTTTTGTAATTATGTAGCCAAGTGCAGGATTGCTAGGTGCAACAGCGCTACGCCAAAAGTAATCGCTCGTTATGTCTATCTTGCAATACTGCGGTGCGCTGTATTCATAATAGCCAAAGGTTTC